GCCAACACTTTTGAACATGTCGAGGACATAGTAATCACCCATTCCTCGCTTATCACGGACGGAATTGGCGAAGGTTCCCTCGGAGTTTCCCACCTCCTCATCGTCGTAAACTAGGTTTTTGTTCATGGGGTGCCAATGCTTGAGAGTTCGCTTAACCGCCTGGGCGTTACCCGATCGGATCATGCGCTTCCTATCAAACTTCAGATCGACGCGGGTGGTATCCACCTTGGCGTCCATGATGTCGTAGTAGTCGACATCGGGGGTTCCTTGGAAGATCAAGCCGTTGAAGAAGGACTTGTTAGCTGCATCTGCGGGGTTGGAACTGGTACCGATGTTTCGAATTAGGCGTCCGTATCCGGCATCACTGGTGGTGCCTGCGAGAATACGATCGATGCCGAGCTTCGCGCAGAAGCAAATGCGTCTCCACTCCCACGAGACGTCGTTGTTCGTTTCGAGGCTGACGGTCTCTTTAAGACCGCGCATGAAGCAAGTGGTTGAGGACCTGGATGCTCGTTGACCTCGGAGGCCAACTGCGCCACCTCCTCCGAATGTTCGGGCTGTTGCGGTCCAAAGGAACTGATGGGTGGGGCTGGTGGGGTTGGCTGACATGTCGAATGCTCCGGGAGTTATCGCTCCACCGCTGGATGCCTGGGCTAAGGGCATCATGGTGTCACGCTTTTTTGTCGCGGTCATGTTGAGAATTGCTTTTTGGGAGGGGCGGCGGGGTCTCCGATAGGCTGGCCTCCTCTTTGTGTAAGATCGGCGGCCTCCACCACGCCTCTTTGCGGCAGCGCGGCGGGTTGTTGTGGGGCGTCGGCTTGTCCTTCGGTAAGCCATCGTGAGGGGAAGTTAGGGCTTGAGGCATTTTCGCCGCTCCGCGTTTGGGTGCGGGCACGCGTACTTATAGTCCGCCAGCTGTGCCCTGTGTCCTGGGCTATAACATTAGTTTCGCCCAGGACCTGAGAGCACATGGCTCCGTTTCAATGCAACTTTCGCTATGGACTCATCACCTACGCACAGTGTGGAGACCTCGATCCCTGGAGAGTTGTGGAACGCTTTTCATCACTGGGAGCTGAGTGCATCGTGGCACGAGAGCTCCACGCGGATCTTGGACTTCATCTCCACTGTTTCGTCGATTTCGGACGCAAGTTTCGAAGCAGAAAGACTGATATTTTCGATGTGGACGGTCGGCACCCAAACATCTCGGCTTCTCGAGGAACACCTGAGGCGGGTTACGACTACGCAATCAAGGATGGCGATGTTGTCGCGGGAGGGCTGGAACGGCCAGAGCCGGGCTCAATGGGATCTGGGAAGACTTTTGACGTCTGGACTCGAATTACGGATGCAGAGGATCGTGACCAATTTTGGCAACTTCTGCATGAACTGGATCCCAAAGCTGCTGCATGCTCTTTCACCGCACTCAGCAAGTATGCTGACTGGCGATTTGCCGAGAAGCCTCCCGTCTATGAGCACCCGAGCGGAGTTGGATTTGTTCCGGGAGATGTTGACGGAAGAGATGACTGGTTATCGCAATCTGGTATCGGACTGGGATCGTCACTGCTAGGTAAGTTCAATGTGGAGTGAAGCTAGGCTCCTAACGTCGAGCTTAAGCGGTGGCGCGCTTCGAGGGGCAAGCCCTCTGCGCCACCTCGCTCTCCTTTACCGTTACACATAGGCGTGGGGAGTGAATTCATGCTGACTAAGCAGGTGGCAGATGTATGTCTTTGGTGCTCTATGGTCCATCCCGAACAGGGAAAACCCTGTGGGCAAGATCCCTGGGGGTCCATGCCTACTGCATCGGACTTATTTCGGGCGACGAGTTGAGCAAGGTCGCCTCGGTTGATTATGCCGTTTTTGATGATATACGTGGCGGGATGAAATTCTTCCCCTCTTTCAAAGAGTGGATGGGGGCACAGGCTTATGTCACTGTCAAACAGCTTTACCGAGAGCCAAAGCTTATTAAGTGGGGTAAGCCTTCTATTTGGTTGAGCAACACGGACCCTCGTTTGGACATGGATCCTTCTGATGCTAGTTGGTTGGAGGACAATGCTATTTTCGTTGATGTATCTAAATCACTTCTCATGCCAGTATAGGCATGACTCCGCTGAAAATGAAAGTATTCCTGTGGTTGTTGGGCCAACACTTTTGAACATGTCGAGGACATAGTAATCACCCATTCCTCGCTTATCACGGACGGAATTGGCGAAGGTTCCCTCGGAGTTTCCCACCTCCTCATCGTCGTAAACTAGGTTTTTGTTCATGGGGTGCCAATGCTTGAGAGTTCGCTTAACCGCCTGGGCGTTACCCGATCGGATCATGCGCTTCCTATCAAACTTCAGATCGACGCGGGTGGTATCCACC